CCCCTCCTGATTGGTGAACGCGGCCCCGAGATCTTCGTACCCGACACCGGCGGTCAGATCGTCCCGAATCACCGCAGCCAGGCCTACGCCGCGATGTCCCGCCCTGTTGACGACGGCGCTTTTCCAGTAACACAGAAAGGCGGCACAAATATTGAGCCCTCAGACCCTTTTGCCGCTAACAAGAAAATCCTCGATTCAATCGCTAGTGTGTCGCAGAAGCGCAATGCAGATAAGTCTTTATCAGCTATCGGTGGCTCTGCAGAGATTAAGTACAGTCGCGTCAACTCAGGTGACCTACCCTTCATCACCGAGGACGATGCCCTGCGAATAGCCAAACAAGCCGAAATGAACGGCGCTAAGATGGGTCAACAGCGCACCCTCGCGGCTCTGCGCAATAATCCCAGTACAAGAAGAGGTATAGGCATCTAATGCAGATCGCGATTGGTACTTATATTAACTTCAGATTGTTTGCCGGCGCTGACACAGGTTACGCCTTCCAAAACTTCCACACAAATGCGACACGCAGCTATGGGGGAGTGAACTACATCTACGCTGGTTTTGGATTTAGCGGCACAAGTATCGACTTACAGGGGAGTTCCATTGAGGCTCAGCTAGTGTTCGCTGTTAGCGATCTGCTGCTGTCTTTTATTCAGCAAGCTGCTGATGATCGGTGGATCCTCCGAGTGCGGACAGTTTGGTTAAACCCTGACTCACTGGTGGAAACCTCCACCTTCATGGAGGAAATTTATCAAGTCAATGGTTTTCAGCATGATGGTAGCCGCTTAAGTCTCAAGCTGGGTAGTCCGTTAGATGCTGTTAAAAGTCATATTCCAAAACGAACTCTTAGACAAGAACTTGTTGGTTCTCTACCTTCCTCGGGGCAGATTAACTTCTGATGTCATTAACCCCTTACAAAGGTCATATTGTCCTTCTCCCTGAAGACAGGGAGCTCATTGATGTCTTAGGTATCACTGAGGAGGAGTACCGCTCCTTTGTTCGAGAGGCGATGAAGCGCTCTCGGATTGAACCGGGGAAACCGCAGGCGCTACTCCTCATACCTTTTGTTGCAAACCTTGTCATAGGTCTTGCTCTTAGTTATGTAGGCAATCTGCTCGCCCCTAAGAACACAGGGGGCAAGGGACCGAATATCCGACAGACCCAGAAGCAGGGTCAAAATATTGTAAGCCAAACAGAATTTGCCCCTAAAGTTGGCTTTGATTCACTACAGAACGTAGTAGAACTCGGCTCAAGTGTTCCCGTCATTTATGCAAAGAGGGAAGTCATCAATGGTTTTACATACGGTGGAGTACGTGTTAATACAAACCTCGTTTGGTCCCAGATGCAATCCTATGGAGGTAACCAACTCTTTAGGGCAATCTTCTTAATTGGTGAAGGAGCCATCGGCGCTCTTGACCCAACTCAGTTCGCTTTTGGTGATAATACGATCAACGGCTACGACTTAGGACTAGGTAATTCTTCCAATAGTAGAGTTACCTTTTATCAGAAAACCAACGGCGGTCGCATCACAAGCGCTGATCGCATAGCGGGCCGAACAGCAGATAAAGATCCAGGTAACGCCCAGAACCAGGGAGCACTTGATGTCTTCCATGTGCAGAGTATAAATAATGAATGGAGACCCGACTTTTGCTATTCATACAAACCGGCCACTCAAACGCAATTCGGTGTCTATTCACCTATTGGTGTTGGCTTAGGCTACCGAATTAACCCCAGTATGCGTCCCGCTGTCGCAGTGCGGACAGTCCCCGAGGGCGATAAAGGAAAAGTCAAATTACAATGTGATAAAGATGGTGTAGCACTAGCGCAGCGTAACAAGTACAATACTAAGTTCAAATCACGTAGCGGTATCATCCGTATTAACGGAGTCAATTTCAACAATGATGACGGCGAAACTAGAACACTAAATGTCAACGATACTGTTACTTACTTCCTTGAACGTAGGAGCGATGCACGGCGTGAATTTAGGGGTGGGCAACCTGGCAATGACCACAAAGAGACTTGCAATGATGTTGCTCAAGCAGTTGCAAGCCGTCAGAAGAACTGGGACGACTCCTGTTCTATCGGTGATCTCTACAAGCTCGGAACTGCTCAACTGATATGTGAATCACGCTCTCCCATTGATGAAGTCTTCTCCTCCGAGGTCGATCAGGACCCGATCGGCGGCGGACAAGACATGGCGGTCACCTTCCGTGTCGTCAAGAGCGGCATAGCCGAACTTACCAGCCTTTCTGGAGTTGGCACAGGCACTTCAAGATCACATCTCTTGAAGCTGTCTATCTGTGCTTTTACTTTATCAAGGGCCACTCAAGTTATCGAACTAGGCTTTAAAAGCACCCTCGGTATCCGCATCAATGGCTTATGTAATTTCAAAGACGCGATCAGTCATAGAGAAATCGACGGCAGGGCATGCGAACACTACAGAAATAGAGTATTCGGCAAGGGGCAGAGCCTAGGACTTAGCAATTATTCCTCCGGATCCTTTTCAGGATCAGAGCGCCGCTACTCCTTTTTCCGTATTGGATACCGTGTAGCGGGCAGCACTGACGCTTATATCTACATGAGTCAGTGCTTCGGTTTTGCCGGAGTAACGCAACAGAACCAATTCAACTATATCCGCCTTCAAATGCCCAGATTTGAAGTCTGGGAGTTCAAGATAGAACCCTTATCAGGTTGGGAAATACGTTCTAACCAGGCTACAGGATCATTAGAAGTTCTTGATGCGAAGATTAGTCAAACCAGAACTGTATGGTCTTCTGACGTTGGCGCTACATTCAACGGACGGGCCATAAGCCGGGAAAGAAGGACCTTTCAAATGGCTTGTACGAGAGATCGTAATCTAGGTGTTGAGAAGCAGGATACACGAGATTATGCAGACGATTGGGGTAAGTTAGCCGAAGCCTTCGTTTATGACGAGATCCAAAGCTCAGCTCGCACTCCTGAGCATGAATTAGCGTACATCAATATTATTACACCTAATACTGTAACGCCTACTTATAACAATTTAGCGCTTATTGGCATGAATATTCGGAGTAGTACCGAATTTTCACAGCTGAAACAGCTTTCCGTTTATGTTACTAGCGGCTTAGGAGGATACCACACTTTCCCACAAGTCCTACAAGATCTCTTATCTAACACGCGCTACGGACTCGGTGCGACCCTAAGTGCAGAGCAGATCGACAATGATCTACTGCTGTCGGCTACATCGTGGACATACTCTCGCCGCTACTTCTGGGATGGCGCTCTCCCCGAGCCCGTCAACATCCGGCAGTGGGCCAGCACTACAGCACCCCATTTCCTACTCGAATTTGTAATCAAAAATGGTAAGTTTGCTTTACAACCTGCCGTTTATTTTAATCAGCCGGAAGTAATAACAAATCTATTCACAAGTGGCAATATTCTGGAAGACTCTTTTGAATTTTCTTATGCTGATACGGAAGAACGCATACCGAAACGAGTTTCTGTAAAGTGGCGACACGAAAGACCGGCAAATACGAATGATTCAGCTGGAATTTTCCCATTAATCCGTGAAATTAATATCCGTGAGGTAGGCACGCCCGCTGATGCTCCGCTAGAAACCCTCGATTTAACCGATTTCTGTACCAACCAGGAACATGCAATAGATGTTGCAAAATACATTTGTAGAGTTTCTCGTCTTGTTACACACTCAGTATCTTTTAAAACTGTCCCAACAGAAGCCGGCCTGGAAATCGGTAGATGTTTCAAGCTAGGCCTTGAAACAGTCAATTATGCACAACCTAATAATGGTGCTATAAGTTCTGACGGGACGATTACAAGTATAGATCCGATTTCTAATGGTACTTATGATGTACTACTGTGGAATGGCACTACAAATGCGATTCAGCAGGTTCAACTTAATGTAGTTAATGGAAAGGCGACGAATTTCTCAAACGCTGTTTTCTGTATAAAAACTGCTACAGTATCTACTGTAGCTTACAAAGTTCAATCACTTTCTTTTGACGAGGAAGGGAATCTTCAAGTAGAAGCATCTGTCTTCCCTCTTAAATCAAATGATTACAGCTTAATTACCGAAGGTTGGGAAGTCCCAGGAAACTGGATTATAGAAGGCGAAATTGCCGGTGGAGAAACAGACGCATTTGAAGAAGCCTTCTTCGATGGCGTTAACATCCTGGGTCCCAGCTCTTTAACCAAGAATGTAGCCGATGAGTACACTGCTTTAATCAGCGGAACCGTTGGCACATATTCTTACCAATGGTCTTCATCTAGCCCTGGCGTTACTTTTAGTGCGCCTACCGCTGCCACTACACAAGTCACAGTTGCATCAGAAGGCAATGCGCAAATACAAGTCACTGTGGTTCAGTTCCTTCCCACGGGTACTGGTAACACAGTCACACAAACCAAAGCAATTGAAGTCCTAGGCCCCAGTACACTTCTGGATCTTATAGGTACTGTCGGGATTGTAGGGCCCACTACTGTTGGGACCGATGTTCCTGCTGTTTACGACGTTGTATTCACCGGCCAATCAGCACCAATTGCCAGCACTGCTATTCAGGTTGGTGGATCCTATCAAATAGTAAGTGTAGGTACTACAGACTTCACTTTAGTCGGCTCCCCAAATAATAACATAGGCACTGTTTTTACAGCTACAGGTGTTGGAGCAGGTACTGGAAGCGTATCGAATCTTGATGACGTTTTTATCTCATGGAATTGGACCTCTACAAATCTCGGTGCAGATGTAGACATCACCGAGTCCGGGGCTCCAAAGACAGGCGTTACTTTCCTTGCAGGTGGGACATATAACCTCAACGTCACGATTAGTTCGGCAACAGCGGCAGACAGCCCTAAGACAGCAACGCTATCCGTTGTAGTTGATGCCCCAGTTGTTACTGTAGTCGCGACAGATCCTGATGCAAATGAAGTAACACCGCCAGCGGTTGCAGATGGTGGGCTTTTTACTTTAACTCGCACAGGGCCAACAACAAACCCGTTAACTGTAACTGTATCACTGACTGGCACAGCTATAAGCGGAATTGACTACACCCATTCCTTACTGACTAACGCGCCATCTGCTGGCTATATCGTTGTATTTGCAGCCGGGTCCGCAACAAGCCTTGTCCCTATAACTATCACCCCAGATGCACTCACGGAAGCCCCCGAAACCATTACGCTAGAAATAGTCAGTGATCTGGGCTACGAATCGGGTACTCCTTCTAGTGCAACCATAGTTATAAGAGAAAAGGCTGGACCTAATCAGGTCTTTGCGGGACCTTCTACAGGGATAGACTCTGCTCCACCGTCCTTCAGACAATTAACTACTAATGATTTACCTAGTATAGGCACTGCAGGCACTTACACCAAAGTCACCACAGACTTAAAAGGTCGCGTTATTTCGGGTTCTAACCCTACAACCCTTGAAGGGTACGGAATCACAGATACATATACTTCAGAGTATATAGACGCTATGGTGCAAGGGCTAAAGCCTAAGCAACTTGTACGAGTCGCTACGACAACAAATATCACGCTATCGGGGACGCAGACTGTTGATACTGTCACTACTTTAGCTACGGGCGACCGTGTTCTTGTAAAAGACCAGACTAATAAATCTCAGAATGGCTTTTACAATTACAATTCAGCAGGAGCATGGACGCGCACAGCAGACTTTGATGAATGGTCGGAAGTCCCAAATGCTTATGTATTTGTTAGAGAAGGTCTGGTCAATGCGGGCGATAGCTTTGTCTGTATAAGTGGCAGCAATCTGTTTGGTGCCAGTGAAATAGGCTCTTCAGATATTGAATTTATCTTATTCAGTGCTGCTCTTGAGCTATTTGTTTCAACAGGCCTTAATAAAGTAGGGAACACTATATCGCTGGCCAATACCTCTGTTGCTGCAAATAACTACGGAAGCGCTTCTCAAGTTGCAACATTCACTGTCGATGCGCAAGGACGCCTCACTGCTGCAGCGAATGTCGCTCTAGGTATCGGCACGGTTGCCAATAAGCCAATTATTACAGGCACCGGCGGAGCTTTGGTCGCGGGATCTTTTGGCACAACAGCTAATACTTTTTGTGAAGGTAACGACAGTCGTCTGTTAGCTGCCGGAACAGTAACCAGCGTGGGACTATCACTCCCCACGAGCCTGTTCCAAGTAACCGGCAGTCCCGTAGTTTCAAGTGGTGATCTCACCGCTACTCTTTCGCCCCAGAGTCCTAATCGAGTGTTTGCAGGCCCCGCTGCGGGCGGTTTAAATTTTGCGCCTGTTTTTAGAGCGTTAGTAGCTGCCGACTTACCAGATTCCGGGGTTGTTGACGGGAATTATGGAAGTGCGAATGCTGTTCCTACAGTTACTTTAGATAAAAAAGGTAGGATTGTTTCTATTGTTAATACACCTATTGCCATTAGCAATACTGCTATTACTGGATTAGGTACTGCCTCCACGAGGAACGTTCCAGCAAGTGGCAATGCCGCAGATACTGAAGTCGTTCTCGGGGGCGATAGCCGGTTGAGCGACGCTAGAGCGCCGTTGTATGGGAATCAAAATCCAAATCTGGTACTCGCTGGCCCTTCCACTGGCAGTACTGCAGGAACACCAA